GGGTTACCCCCCCTACATCTAGCACAAGGATTAGGTTTAAAATGGCTACTCGTCAACGTTCATACAGTGTCCGATATGGCGGCTGGAAGGCCGGCTCCTTAGACGGAGCCGACGTTTCAGAACCTGCTTATGTCGGCATTCATGCATGTTACGATGAGTTACATCCCGGTCCACCTTACCGTAGCGGCGGTCCTCTTCTTGTTTCCAAGAAGAAGGTCAGTCTTGACCGGACCGCTGCTTTTTCGTCCCGTACCTACTTCGCTCCTGTCCATTCTTGGAATGGTCACTTAACAGCTGACGCTTACGTGCCAGGTGTTGAGCCAACAGCCATGAATTTGGCTGGCTGGGGTTCGAAGGGTTGGAACCGTGCGTTCCCAACGCACCCAATTTATAACTTGGGTGTCTCTCTTCTCGAGATGAAAGACTTCACTCGGATGATTACTCAAACGAGGGATTTCTTCAACGGGATCCGGCATCTTTCGTTTTCACGAACGCCCAAATCCATTGGAGATCTCTTTTCATCTTTGAAGAAAGGTTCCGCTGATGCGGCTGGAGACTATCTCAACTTGCAATTCGGCTGGGTCCCTTTTGTTCAAGATATCGCTTTTCTTTTACAGATGAAGCGAAAACTCGAGCAGAAGATGGCTTGGCTGAAGAAGCATAATGGGAAGTCTTTCAGACGTAACTTCGAGATGGATAGGAGTTCGTTTTCAGAAGGTATCGATCGGTTTACTTATCCGCTCGCGACCATGAAACCGACTCTATCCACTGAGTTATATCACGGTTACCTGTTTGATTTTCAAAACATTCCTATTCAGAAGACCTATAGCCGCCGTATTTGGTTTCGATCAAAATGGCGGATGTGGATCCCTGAATTAGCCGATTGGCGGGCAGATAAAACCCACCTCAAGTTTTCACTTGTTGGCTTAGACCTTGACCCTAGTATCGTTTACAAAGCGACACCGTGGTCTTGGCTCTTGGACTGGTTTGTTAATGTAGGGACGATCCTCCAGAATATATATCTGAGAGCAAGATACCATGTTGTCGCCGAATATGCATACGTTATGGGTAGTGAGAACTACCGGTACGATGCACCCGGCTTTGTCAGTGTTAACACTGGACAACAGTTTATCAACTTTCAGACTTTCTCTCTGGATTGGCCTGGCTATCAAACTATGTCTGGCGTAAGCAAGACATATTATGAATTTCGCCAGAGGGTGGAAGCTAACCCTTACGGGTTTGGGATCACTTTTTCGTCGTTCTCGGCGTATCAGTGGTCCATCCTTGTTGCCTTAGGACTAACGCGTGGCGGAAAATCTTTTGCCACACGTTCGTAATATGGAGAGTACGAGACTCTCCCAACAACAAGAAAAGGACTTACCATGTTCGCAGACCCGATCTCTATCTCCGTAGGGCAAACAAATACCCTATCCGGAGGGACGGCGAAGTCTATGGCTCGTATTCGATCTGATGGATACGCGGCGGAGTATTCGACGTCGGACGCCCTCTACACTGCTAAGATCACCCATACAAAGGGTGCTCGTACGCGGTCTGAGGCTCGTCTCGACTTCTTTACTCCGTACACGGATCCGTCGACCGGTCTGACCAAAACTGTTTCTGCAAGCGCGTATGTCGTTCTCAATCGTCCGACTGCCGGGTTTACCTCGGCTAATCTGACTGATATTTTGACCGGCATTTGCGGCTACATGTCACAGTCGGCCAACATGACAAAATTTCTCGCGCTCGAGTCTTAATTTGATTAAGCTCACTTGCGCGTTTGTCACGTGGACGGACTTCACTCGTTGCACTCACGATAAATTGAGTGCAGTCTGGGAGCATGTTAGGCTATGGATTGAAACCCTCCTTTCATAGGAGAATCAATGAAAAGCCTAGATATCCTTCTTGGACTACTCGATGAAGCACATTTTAAAACTTGTGCTAGAATGGATCGCGACAGGTCTACTATTCTGTCGCGGTACGAAAATGAGGGTGATTCCTTCTTAGGGATCACTCTCCCCTTGTTCTCTGAATGGCTCGAACAGAGCATACAGGAGGGCAAGGTGGCGACCTGGATATACGCAAGGTTTCGAAAGAGACCTAAACGTATATCTGTCTTACCGTGCTTTTTACACGGGTTGACTTGTCGTATTTTCGATGAGAAGACTGGAGCGATTTTGGCGCAACCAGACTCGCTTTCCGTTGATGTTGTACGGAAGATCTGCCTCTGGTATAAAAAAGTCTTTGAAGTCTGCGATCCTTCTCGGGATCGCAAGGCTAAGGAGGCATATCGGAGTGTAGACGACAGTCTTCGTAGACTGCCAAATTTCTCGCAGGAGAAGGCCTTCAACTTGAACGCTGTCTGTAGACGGTTCTTTCCGTCTGTTGAGAGCGCATTTCTGAAGGCGATTGATGATGAATCAATCCTTCCTCGACACGGACCGGGAGCCACCGCTGATAAAGCGTGGGCTAACGAGAAGTATCGTGGTCGCGACTTCTACAAGAGATGGGACGACATCCTGAGCTGGGAACATCTCTATGGTTTCCAAACCTTAGACTCAGCTCATGGACAGGCAATCGTGCCTAAGGACGAGCTACCCGTTAGGGTTGTTTCCGTTCCTAAGACTATGAAGACCTCACGCATTATATGCGTTGAACCGACCGCGATGCAGTATGCTCAACAGCTAACTGCCGCGCGATTAGTGAAGAGTCTTCGTAAAGCCGATTTATATCGCCACCTTAACTTTGATGATCAGCGCCCTAATCAGGATGCTGCTTATCGCGGTTCTGTTGACGGATCATTGGCTACGATTGACCTGTCTGAAGCATCCGATAGAGTCAGCGTTAAGCTGGTCTCTCTCGTTTTTCGGCACAGCCCCGTTGTTTTACGACACCTCTTTGGATGTCGTTCAACTCGTGCTGTGATGCAAGATGGTTCTATTATCCATCTCCGAAAGTATGCTTCAATGGGCTCGGCTCTTACTTTCCCAGTGGAAGCTGTTTGCTTTCTCATGATCTGCATCGCTGCAGTTTGTGAGGAGCGGAAAGTTTTCAATAGGTTAGGCCGAGTGAAGTCCCTTGCGGCTTTCGAAAAAGCCCGAAAGGACATTCTTGTCTTCGGGGACGATATCATTGTCCCCGCTGACGTCATCGTTAAAGTGAGGGAGTACCTCGAGGCCTTCGGCCTAAAGGTAAACTCAAAGAAAACCTTCTTTAAAGGAGGCTTCAGAGAGTCGTGTGGTATGGACTATTTCAACGGAGTCTTAGTGACTCCTGTTTACTTACGTCAACACCCACCAACCTCACATCGTGACGCTAGCAAATTCGTCTCTTGGGTTCATATGGCTAACCGGTTTGCAAAAGCCGGTTGGTACCGTACCGCGCACTTAGTTGCTGACCACATCGATAAGATGTATAAGCTCCCGTGTGTACAAGAGACGTGTGCTGGCCTTGGATGGCACTTCTACCGCGAGGGGCCTACGCCCGTTCTGCGTTGGAATAAGAAAACCAACACTTCAGAACTCGTAGTCAATACCCTCGTTGTAAAATCGACAAAACTCAGTGATGAGCTTGTTGATGATGATAGACTTCTGTTCTTCCACTTGAACCGTGGCGTAGCAGAAGAATATCTCAGTGACCCTACAAGGTCTCCTAAGAGAAATTCTTTGAAGCTCCGTCGCAGAAAGGTACTACCATGGTAACCACCACGATAGATCTATCTGTTTTCGTCAATGATGACAATCTTACGATTGTCTATTATACTGACGATCCTGACTGTGCTTACGAAGGGTTCTTGGGTAGTTACTTGAACAGTTCATTCGCAACTGCGAAATGCCCTGTTTGTGTCCTATCCTCAGCCCTTGCGTACTCGCATTTAGGAAAGTACGATGCTTCTCGGATATTCATTCGGCCGGTCCATCGCCCTTCCTTTCGGAACGGTGATGCATACGGCCATTTTGAATGATTCTCTCTTAGAAGTGTCACGATAAACGGCATTACCGGGCATTTTGTCCGATAATTCTGCCATTTTTATGGCAGAGGGGAGCTGCGTTGGCCACACCCGAGAAATCGGGTTGGGGCTGACGCCACGCGAG